GACGGTACTGAGGGTACAGCGCCACCTGGAAGGTGATGCCGGATACCGGGTCAGTCACGTTCATGACGTCATCTGCGGTATCACCACCTTCGGGCATCGCCGGGGTGCGGCTGGCCAGCAGGAATGAGCCGCGGTCAAATACCATGTTCGGCACGAATCCGCTCACCACAGTAACGGCGGTCTGGTCAGCGAGATCCTGAAGCAGACCTGGCGCACTAATGGTGATGCTGGAAGATGTTGCAGCTACAACCAGATACTGGCTGTCGTCACCGTCAAACTTCACCGCAGTACCAACAGCGATACCACCGGTTCCCGCAGAGATAGCGATGATGATGTCGCCCTCTTTCTTGGCACCGTTGACCTTATAGCCAGCCGCGGTGCTTTTCGCGGTGCGCTTGATGCTGAATGACTCATGGAGGTTGAAGCCCATGATGCGACCGATTACACCTTCGCGCAGCAACTGATCGGTACCAGCTTCGTTCGCTTTGAACAGCACAGACTGCTTGCCACGAATGGAGGCCATCGCTTCGCCGCCCAGCACCATGCGCATGTCGGTAGTTGGCGCACCGTTATCGGTCAGAATCTGACGTGCCAGTGAAGCGTCAGAGAGATCGTCTTTGATGCTGAACGGAGTGTCCTTCGGCGCGCCAACTGCGCGGGAGGAGTTGAAGAACAATGCAGACAGGTCGGCGTCTACTTCGTTGGCCAGCGCGCGGAATGCCTGTTTGAACTGGTCAGCGAGGATGGTGTTGTAGGTACCAGACGGGCCAAGCGCCAGCTGCTCTTCACCATTCCATTTGACCGGTGCCATTTTGGATTTGGTGATTTTGACGTCTACACCACCGATCGTCTGGTCACCACTATTAGGCGCGGTTGTTCCAGGGACAATGTCTTCAGTGGTAGCCGCAGGCGCGACTGGAGCGCGTACAGTCTGGTCTTTAGCTGCTGCATCAGCCTTAGTGTCACGCGAAACTGCAGGGATAAAGCCGGTTTGCTCACGGGATACTACGTCCAGCGCGGTATAGATGGTCGGGATAAGACCAGTAAGGGTATTGCCTGCCATTTATGGCTCCTTTCGATTTAATCGACGATGCTGACGCCGTCTTTCAGCGCTGCTTGCTTGCCAGCGTTATCCAGGGAATCAAACGCACCGCGTTTCATGGTTTTTTGCCCGGCCTGATGTTGAGACTGACGAGAGTCCCCACCAGTGGTTCCGGACGCTTTGAGGATGTAGTCTTTCTGCGGATGCAACTCGACCAGAGATTCCAGCGCTTCATCGAAGCCAGCCAGTTCGCCGGGCTTGGTGCGGGAGAACACCTTGTTGCCCTGACCGTCATATGCCACGACCTTGCCGTCTTCGATTTTGAAATTCTGACCGAAGTGGGAACGCACGAACTCAGCCGGGATCGCCATCTTCTCGGAGATGAACTTCGAGCCACCGAAGCGGCCGCCGATCATCTCGTTATAAAGCTGGGTCTCCAGCGTCTGGCTCTTGCCGTTCGCTTCGTCCAGTTGCTGCTGGAACACCTTAGTGATCTCAGCCTTCACCTGGTCAACGGCACCTGCATCGAGCAGCTTCTTCTGGTCGATTTTGGTCATCATATCCAGAGCTTCGAGCGCCTTGGTCGGGTCGGTGATGCCAGCGAATTTCGCGAGACTGGATTCCGCCGCTTCCTTCGCTTCGCGGTGAGTTTTGGCCTCACCGTTCAGGGAAGTGATTTTGGTCATCGCTGCGACCGCGTCGAACGGGATATCTTTGCCGTCATCATGGACGTACACAGGCATACCGTTTTCAACGACCACATGTCCGTTAGCATCAAGTTTGAGTTTCATTGTTTTGCTCCAGCCTTCCGGCCATTGGTAATAGGTCATCCGACCCGGTCACCGCGTCGCATCCGCTCAGCGGCAGGCATAAAAAAGGCCACCCGAAGGCAGCCTGATGTTGATTAGGTTTGTGTTACGCGAATGCCGACGCATCCACGCGGCGCAGTTCGTCCAGGGTCAGGAACTCCCCGGCATCGTTGAACATCTCCGGCACCGTGATTTTGCCGTCACGCAGCATTTGTGCGCGGGTAACGCCCAGTACCTGCTCCTGCCGCGCGTATGGCTGTCGGGCAAGCCATTCGGCATAACTGGTATGCGCTGGCACCTGCCCGTCCATTGAGGCGCGTGTAGCGCTGCTCAGCTCGCCAGAGGCTATCTGCAATTCTTCCCACGACTTCGTGAGCAGGATTTCGCCGGAGCGGCAGCAGAAGTGGATTTTGCCGGGGCCGCGCAGATACGGCACCACATGCCCCAGCGGTTTGCCGTCGAGTGAGTAGAGTTTGCGGTCGCGGATGATGCACCACTGACTGGTATGCGTGTCGAGCGTGGATGACCACTGTTTGGCCTTCACGATATCGCTGTTAGCCAGGGCGAAGTCCTGACGTGCCGAGGCGGCCATATGGTTCACCGCCGTGCGCGTCACCACAGCCAGGTCACGGCGAGAGGTATTGATCACCCCGTCCTCGCGATTACGCTGCGGCGTACCCGCCACGCGCCTGACAATCTGCTCGACTGTCTCACCCTGGAGGAAACCAGAGCGAACAGCGTTGGTGATTTTGTCCAGTCGATCCGATTCAAGCTTCTTACCCCACTCTTTCAGCAACCGCCCCTGAAAGGGCTGCGCCACAGCTGCGGCGTAAACCTGCTCAGGGGCAATGCTCTGGAGCGGTACATGCTTGAGGATCTGCCTGGGGATGATGCTGCTGAACAGGTCCAGCTGATACCCGGTCTCATAGCCAACGTAGCGCGTCAGTTCGCGCGCCAGCGCATCGTTAACCGGTTCATAGGCCTGCTGGTTCAGGTCACGCACGCCAGCCAGCAGCGAGGCCAGGCGGCGGGCGCTATAGGTATCGGCACGCTTACCGTCCAGCAGCACCAGCAACCGGGCTGCCAGATCTGCATCCAGCTTACTCAGCAGCGACACCATGCGTCGGGCGACGCCGTTACCGTAACGCGTCACATACAAGCCGTGCGCTATCGTCTCGTCCTGCAGGCGATCGTTAACTGAACGAGCCATATCACACCTCGTCCACTGTCGGTTCGGTCAGCGAGGCTGATTCAGCAAGCAGCTCGCTCAGCACCACATCGGGATCTGCATCAGCGTCAATCAGGTTGAGTTTCTGCAGCGCCTTAATGGCATCGATACGGCGAAGGTCACCACCCTGGCGCAACGACTGAATAGCCAGCGCCGCCGGAGGGTTGAACTCTTTCGACTCAACATCCAGTTCAGTGCGTACATCGACGCTGCCGCCGTCTTTCTCGCCGATGTATTCGGCCATGATTTGCAGGATGTTGTCGATCGCGTCTTCCAGGCTGGTTGCCATGGTGTAGAGCGGGGACTGCTCCTGCATCTTCTCTTCTGAGGTCTGGTCAACAGACTTGGTCGAGGTATTGTCGGTGCGCAGCAGCTTTGCGCCCGCCTGGCGCATCTGCTCCACCAGGTCAGTCAGCGACTCTTTGCCAGCACCGATAGAAGAACCGGTATGCTCGACGTACTCGAGGCCTTGTTTCTGACGATCGTTAAAGCTTGCCGCAGAGGAAGAGCCAATCACCAGCTCCTGCCCTTCCTCGAGCCCGAATACGGTGAGGATCGGCACCCGGGCGACGTGCAGAATGTTGTCCTGCTCACTCTGGCTCTGCCAGTGCTTAACGTTCAGCAGCGCCATATTGAGTAGCGGCGGTGAGCCGCACATAAAGCCGGTGCGCTTGGTGTAGAGCGTTACCAGGGTAATATCTCGTCGGGAGGTCTGCCACTCTTCATGCAGCGCCCAGTTCACCTGACCATCGGTGCCAGTAGCCTTGCGGTAAATCTGCACTTTTCCGGGTGTCAGGTAGCGAATTTGTTCGACTTTCGTCTGACCGAAGTCGTCACCGTCTTCGACCACAACCTCTTTGATGCGCAACTCGGTGAGCGCAACCTTGCCGCCGGTCATCTTCGACTTCCAGCCGATCACCTGGCGGGGGTTCAGCATCGTTACGTAGGGGCGCGCTCCGGTGGCCTTTTCATCAGCCTTGGTCTTCACCTGCTCGGCATCGACCCGGGGGTAGTCCACCAGCGCATGTGACAGGCCGTACTGAATCGCCAGGCTGAAGAACGCCTGCGCCCACACATCGAGGCGGCTTCCTTCCAGATCCACGTTCTTCGCGAACACGCGAAGCTGTTCTGGCACATTCTCACCCAACTGAATCGGCTCAGCGAATACGCGCCCGACGTTCTGGTTGATCGTCTCTTCGTAGGCAGGGAGCAGAGTGGCCACAGCCAGGCGCTTTTTGTAGTCTTCTTTGTCTTCCTTCGGCCAGCGCGGCATATAGGCCTCGCCAAGCTGGCGCATGTATAGCGTGCCGCCCATCAGGGCGTCGTTGATATCCCACGCCTGCACCATGTTCCCATAGTCCAGATTGGGGGTTGAAATATCAGGCATGGGTTTAGAGCCTCAGGCTGGTGACTTTGCCGACTTTCTTCGGCGGTGAATGCAGGACGGCGTAGCGCGTGCCGTCCCAGTCGTGATCTTCCTGCTGGGTGTCAACATCGTCAGGGTTCTTACTGTCGCGAACGAGCACCGGCACACGGCTTATCCAGCCCCGGCAGTAGTCAAATACGTAGAACGCTGGTTTCTCAGGCATGCCTGACTCCAGTTTCTTACCTTCAATGACTGCTTCGAGCATGTCAGCAAACAGGGCTGCGCCGTTCACGCGCGATCCCGGCTTTTTATTGGATGGAACCCACTTAACGCCCTGCGATTCCATCTTCTGGGCAATGGAGAGTTCATCATCTCCGGTGTTGTAGATCGCCCCATCAGCCGGACCAGGTGTAATCTTCTTGCAAATGCCGGGCATGATGTTCAGTTGCCCCAGCGTCACCCCGTTGAGCTTTATCTCCTCGGGTTCAGCCAGTTCCTCACCCACCAGCCGTTTATCGACCCACGCCACGCCCTTAGCGACGTTGGTGGATGACATATTCAGGCCTTTGTTCAGCTCGTCCGGCGGGCAGCCGTACCACTCACCGATCAGAATCAGCGATCCGGCAGGCGGGCAGAACTGGCGGCCGTCAGGCAGTTCTGCGGCGGTGCCGTCGGCGCGTGCCCACCAGAGGTTTGAGAAGGGTTTCGACTCGCCCCAGTCATGGGAGCGGTCAACCGTCCAGCTATCCGGGATACGGAAAGGCTTAATAACGTGTAGCGATGCATTCCACAGGTGGTCAAAGCGCCCACCGCTGGTGACGTCCCACGAACCCTCTACCCATGCCTTACGGCGGTTCGGGTCTTTGATAGCCATCAGCGTTGCGATGTACTGCGGATCGAGATACGGGTTCTCTTTGAACGAACCGTGAATCGCCACTCGCGTTAGCGTCACATCCTCCTCTCGCTCGGTCTGTGGGTTAAACACTCGCTGGGTTTCACGAATGATGGTGCCGCGAGGCGCTGGCTCAATGAAGCGCTTCTTTACCCAGGTATGGCCGATGCCAAACGGGTTGGTTGTGCTGAACGTCTCAAGCGGGATCGGCTTAAGTAACGAACCGTCATCCAGCGGATAGTTTTCCGGACGGAACGAGGAGCGCCGGCAGGAGAACATCATCTCGTAGAACTCGGGGGACTGCTGCTTTGTCAGCTCGTTAAAGCCGATAAACGGAAACTCCTGGCCGTGATAGTCCCAGTAGTCCCCCTCTTCTTTCCCGAAGCGGAACAGTAACTCCTCTCCAGTCGGCCATACCCAGCGCAGCTCAGATGCTGACGCCAGATAGCGTGCGCCGTCGTTAAACAGGCGATACATACGCTTTGACTGGGTGATGATGTCGGTGAGGTTCTTATACTCGGTATCGAAGATGACACCACGCCAGAACGAACCGTAGCCCAGACCAACCAGACGACGAAAGCGAGCCAACTGCGCAGCGGTTTTACCTGGCCCACGTGTACCCTCGTAGAGCACCTCGTTACATGGGCAGCTCAGGGAGAGCGATTGCGATCCCGGCAAGGGTTTCCAGACGGCTTTGTAATTCATCCACCAAGAACCTCGCTCTGCTGCTTCTGCGCTGCCGCTTCCCAGTCATCAACGTTATCGCAGGACGGAACCGGCATAACGTTATGAGTGGCAACCACTGTTTGCTCTACTTTTTGTTTGTTCGTGTAAGCATCGCCAACTTCCTTGGCCGCCTGCTCCATCAGGGCGGCAGTAAGGGCCATGTTTTTCATTCCCTCTGCTTTCGTAGCCATCCTGTCGAGTACACGCAGCCGATATGCCTTATTGGCGATCGGGATATCTGAGATTTCACTCTGGAAGCGTTCGCGGGTGACGTTAAACATGTCCACCCATTTTTGCGCCAGTCCTTTGCCGTTTGCTTTCGTCGGGTCGTGAGATTCGACCTGCTGACGGGGTATCGCCAGGCCAAATTCTTTTTTGACCGACTCCACCACTTGAGATGGGGTATCAAAGCAGGCAAGAGACTGAACGATGAAGGCTTTGACCTCACCTTTCAGTGCCGCCATAAATCACCTGCCTGTCATAATCAGTCATAAAGTTAAGCCAATTTCAGCATGCACGTTCCGCATGATCTGGCGATGTTGAGGTGAGCCACTTCCGCTGGCGCATTGGCCGCGTCCACCAGCTCCTGCACATCTTTGCTGGCACCGTACCGGCGTACGACGCCAACGAACTCTTCGACGTCGTGGCCACACAGCGTAAGCACTGGCTGCCCGGTCTCTTTGTTAAACTTCGGCGAACCATAGTCATCGGTGGCCTGGGCAATGTGGTACAGCTCATGCTCTACCAGCGCGCAGAACTCGAGGTCGCTGCATTGCGAGCAGTAATCAGCAGCCAGCGTGATGATGTACTTCGGGATGCGCCCGAACCATTCATGCATCTGCTGTTCCATCCGGGCCTTTTGCCATCCACCAGCGCGCAGCATTACCTGTTCAGCCTGGCCGAGTACATAGCGGCCTTTCTTCGCGAACGAATCGGATGCCCACATGAAGCAGAGATCCGCATCAATAAGGTGGGCATGGTCAGGGTTATGGATATTGCCGTCTTCGCTGAGGATCTGGAGGTTAACCCACTCGTTAATCTCATTGGCAGGTATCAGGCGGGTGTATGGCTGCCAGTTATCACCGCTGATGAAGTTAACCGGCGGGTATGGTCTGCAGTCATCATTTTCAGCCATGGTTAACTCCGTGAACTCGTTAACATATAATCACCCAATGAAATAGGATGATCCTCTTCTCAGGCTAAACAGGTGACTAGCAATGGAAATCACAACTATTAATCAATTAATCGCAGCTGGATCCGGCCTAATAGGTGCATGCATCGGTGCGGGTATTTCCGGCTGGATTAATTTCCGGATCAGTCGTAGTAATCACGACATCGAAAAACTGTCATACGCTGCGGGATTTATTTCAGAAGTAGAATCAATTCAAACAGTTATGAGGGAAAGAAAGTATCTTGAAGCGCTCCAAGCATATGTCACTGACCCTGTATTCATAGATAGTGGCGTTATTCATTACAGCATATTAATTCCTGATAATTTCGCTCGTTTCTACACGGCAAATCTTAACAAAGTTGGACTACTCGGGGCGGAGAAAACCAAACTGCTTGTCCAATACCATCAACTTTTACAATCTGTTTCACAGGATTTCAATGAGAAGTCATTTTTGCAAATTAATGGCTTTAACAAAGAAGCTATGGAAGAAACAATTTATATTTTTTCGAAAATTCTGACTTTGGGAGACTTGCTCTTGGCTGTGGATCGGGGCAATTAAATAACCAAGACCGATTATGCGCCAGTATGTCGCGCTTCGTCTGCATATCCATCACTTCGATGTCGTGCTCCGTCAGGCGAATCGCGCTCACCCAGTCGCAGCCGGTATCGATAACCTCAACTTTTGCGGGTCCAGTTTCCGCGCAGCTCGCGATCAACATCGTCATCAGGCATATGGCTAACCGTCTGCTGTACATTGCTGGCCTCCTTGGTTACTTCAACGCGGCGTTCTGCAGCTGCTTTGGTGGCTGCGGCGTGATCGTCGGTTCGCTGCTTATCCGCTTTGGCTTCCGCCTTTTCGCGGCCACGCATGCTGCCCAGGCCAAAAGCGCCTAACACCAGCATTACGATCAACCCGATTCCCGCCAGAATCGCTTTAAGCTTTGTCATAGGCTCACGCGCTCCCTTACCCAGCCATACACGAATGACTCGTTTTGCGGGCGCTGCTCTGCCAGTTCGAGATAACGCTGCCCTTGGCTGCAATTCAGGGCGCGGAGCAATACGGCTTCCCCTTCACTACCACGCTTCGCCAGGAAGGACCTCAACGCGCTGATGCTGCGCGGGCCAATCTGGCCGTCGTCGATCAGGTCGGGATAGAGCTGCTGCTGATTGTTGAACACGTTCAGCCAGCGCTGGAACCATTTAACCTGGACGGTTGGCCCCATGTTCACGCCGGTATCGCAGAGTTCGGCGGCGATGGCTGGGGATGCAGCCGCCACCTGGTCGAAGCGTGGGCCATACCAGTAATCGGCTTCGAGGATGTCGAGAGCCTGCTGGCGGGTCAGGTCGCGCATATCGCCGGAATAACCGTGGGCGCGGGCCGTTGTCTGGGTGATCCCCCAGTTCGTCGGGCCGCCTTTGTCGTTCGGGTGATTAACGTAACCGCCCTCTTTGCCGATGATGGCGTTGAAGATGTCGTCTTTGGTCATGGGTCCACCCTTACAACCTTTGCCAGATTTCCCCTGGCGCGCCATACCGCGAAGCAGATGGCTGCATTGAGCATCAGTTCGCCAGGATCCACATAGCTGTAATGCCCAAGGATAATGCGGAACGCCGTGAACCCGGCAGCCAGGATAAGCAGGTATGCCATCCATGCCACGCCGGGGCGATGCGTTTTCCCGCTTTTACGGAAGAACATCAGACGCCCCACGATGGCGAGACAAATAACGGCATTTGCATCGAGCAACAGCATTTGCCATGTCATTGGCCTTCCTCCTCCAGCCCGGGCATCT